CACGCGAGACTAGTCCTGATCCCGTCGGCGTCGGCGGGCGCGAATAGGCCGACGCATGGACAGATGGATTGTGTAACCGCGAATCATCGCCACGATAAAAACGACCGCGAACGGCACAACAGCCACGGCCGCCACGAACGCCAGGGCGGCCGTGTCCGACGTCGTAACCCACGGGTTCACGGCCGCACCAACCGAACCCGGAACCCGTTGTGGTCCGAACGTGTGGCGGTCACGACGCGCGCCCCTCGGAACCGCAGCGGCCCCGACCAATACAGGAAATCGACCCGGCCCCCGCGCGGCCCGGTAGCTTGCGCCGGTTGCACGGTACGGAACCCGGCGAATCTGCCGCGTAACGGCCAAACCCGGTTCCAATCGCCCCCGAGGACCACACGGCCCCATACGGCCGTTAGGCGGGCCGTGAGGCGCCCTAGGCGGGCCATTCCGGCCGCGAACACGGGCGCGCGGTCGAGTGACCGCGTGACCGAATGGACGTTGACGACGGCCAGGGTTTGCCGGGGGAACGGAACGGACCGGAGGACAGTGACCAACGCCCAACGATGCCCCCGCGGGAACGCCCCAAATTCGTATCCGACCGCGAACCCGCGCACCCAACGCCACCGGGCGCGGTCCCAATACGTAGCGCAATCGCCCACGAACCCGGCCGCGGGCCGTTGGGCGTAGCCCCAACCCGGGGGCGCGTACGCGGCAGCTCGGCGGCCCCGCATTTCTTGTGTCAACACGACCCCCGAACGTTGGGCCGCCTGCCGTATGTCGTGGCGTACGGCGGCCGGACCGAGACCGAGGCGGACGTTTTGGGTTGTGACCGTGAGGGCGTCGGCGGGCGCGGCCAACCCGACGGCCGCCATGGCCGCGAGGACCGCTAATCCTTTACGGCGTCCCATATCTTGTTGACCGTTTTAGTAAGGTCCGAAACCTTGCCCTCTAGCTTTTTGATCCGTTGGTATGCGTCCTCGGAATACCCGCGAGCTTGGTTGAGGGTTTTCCCAACCGTCGTGTCGCCCGTGTTCCCGTCGTCGGGGGACCACTTGCCGATTTTGTCGCCCTGTTCCATTTCGGGTTCCTCCACTTCCGCGGCGTAGTTGATCGACGGGGCGGGGTCCCTGACAACGGAACACGACCAACCCCCGGTTTCGGTTGCATGCCGTTCGAAATGCAAATGGGGGCCGGTTACGTTGCCCTCGGAACCAACCTTGCCGACCGCCTGCCCCGCCTCCACCCGGGCGCCGTCCCCCACGGTTCGGGTTGTCATGTGGGCGTAGAAATCCCGGGTCCCGTCCCCACACTTGATTTCCAATTGGTGGAACCCGAACGCGGAACCGTGATTGCAGTAAACGGCGGTCCCCGGCCGGGCGGCAACAACTTTGGTTCCGACCGCGGCGGGGTAATCGACGCCGGTATGTATGCCGTTGCCGTAGCTGTCCCGGTCACACGACCAATACGGCCCCCGTCGGCCGTAGGGGGTTCCGACGGCAACGCCGGGGACCGGAATCACGAGATATCCGTAATCGGTTGGCCGCATACGCCGCAACTAACCGTCGTAATGGTCCCGGTTTCCCCGGTTTCGTCGTCCACGTATTCGAGGTTGAGGTCTATCGGGTGGCCCGCGTTCCCGCAATCCTCCGTATGACACGTCACAATCGCCATGGTTCCCCCTTTACGGGTTTTGAATTGCCATCCATAGGACAGTAATGGCGGCCAACCCGCCGCTCGATTTCGAGTACCAAAGTTGAAAACCCGACGTGTTCACGCCGCTGGCCCCCAACGGGGCGAACGCGTTTACCGACGAACCGGAAATGGTCACCATTACCTGAGGGGCCACTGTGAACCGGCCCGCGGGGAACGTAACCGCGGCACTAACCGGCGTGTTCAACGCCGACGGGACGCCCGTTGTGGCGGTCCCGGCCGCGCAAACCCCGACCATTGTGTCGACTGCCGTAGCTAGGTTGTGTATGGCATCGTCGCCGTCCATAACCCGGTCCGTACCGAGGGGATATGGGTAACCCTTAGGCGTATTGGTGGGCATGTTTCCTGTCCTCTCAAACCCATTGGTTCCATTGGATATCGGGCGGTTGGATTCCGTCCCAACGTGTGGAGGCGGGAACGTCGGCCCAACGTCCCAAATCGGGGGTCGGCCCCATACATGCCGAATCGTCCCACGTTAGAACCCCCATCGAATCCCACGTTTTCGCCGGGTCCATTTGGTCCCATTGGGGCGCGGGCGCGGTCCGGCAGTAACCGCTAACGATTAGCTCTAGTTCGTGGACGCCGTAGGCGAGCGTTTCGGCCCAACCCTCCACCCATAGATAAGCGGACGTGGGCGCCCCGGCCCCGGCCGGTAGCCCGGTTAGCAGGACTAACGAATGCATTTCGAGGGTCAACAGTGTTTGGGTGTCCGCCTCGGATAACCCGTCTACGTCTACCGGCAGGGCGCCCATGATCCACACGGGTTGCCGGTTCCGGGCGATCAGCATTTGTCCGTACGCTTTGGCGTCGTCGAACGTGGCAAGCTCGGTCGTCGTGGAGTAATCGAACCGCCCATAGCGCGCCCGGGATTGGGTATGGAGGTTCCAATAGCGGGGTTGGTCCCCGCCGTCAGGGGTCGCGCCGTAACCGATTGACACGTAGTTCATTAGCCCTTCCGTTGTCCGTACCCAATGGGGGCTAACGAGAATGTCACACGCGTCCAGCTCCAACGCGGCAACCGTGTTCCGCCTATGGTCGGCGTCGGCGTACCGGATTTCCCCGGCCCGGGTCGACCACAAAATCCCGGACGCGGACGCCGCGCACGATTGAGCGATTTCCAACGCGGGTTGATTGTCCACGTCCCGGGGCAGGATTTGCACGGTCCCCGGGTCGGACGTGGCGGGGTCCCACGCGAACCCGGCCGCCGTAAAAATCCGGTTCATCCGCGCCCCGTCAATCTCTTGGGGCCAGGGTTCGTCCCCAATAGCCCGGCGTCCCATTTCGGACAGGGCGCCGGTTGCCACTACTTGAATCCGAATATGGTCGGGCGTGTCCTCCCCGGCGTCGTCCCATTCTTGGTCTATGTCGGTTATGCGCCCTTGGAACCGTTGGGCGTACCAATCGGGGCCGAGATACGCCCACACGTAAACGGTTCCCGCCACGTCGAGAACGAACGGGGCATTACCCGACGTCGGCGGCCAAAATTCGCCGTGTTCGTCCGACATATTCAGGGTGCAGCTATCCGCCTCCGGTTGACTGTTCGTGTCGTCCCGGCCGTGCCGAATGGTCAGGGAATCCACTAGGCAAGTTATGTCGTAAAACGGACTCACGTTGGCAATCTGCCGATAGGTGACCCGAAAAGTTCCGACGGTCACATCACCACCCGGCCCACCCGGCGTTCGTGGCCGCCCAAAATTCTCTTGACTTGCCGGGCGGTCCCCTCGGGGTCAATGGCGCCGTGAATGTTGATAACGACGCCCCCGGGGGCGGCAGCTCGCGCGCCCGTCATGCCGACGCCAACCCGGGGGGCCGAATAGGCCGTGACCCCTGCCGAGAACCCGGCCGGGGCGGCCGCGCGGCCCAATCCGGGGATATGCGGCAGGCTAATTTTCGGGACGTGGATTTTCCCAAGCCACGAAATGAGCGACTCGACCGCAGAAATCACGTCACGGATAGCGGTTTCGATTGTGTGGAAGGGGGCCGACAACACGGCGCCGATACCGGACGCGGCCGCCCGTAGCGCGCTCCACACGCCCGACCATGCCGTTTTGACGGCCGACGCGACTGTTTGAGCTGCCTCCCTGACCCCGCCGAATATGGCCCGGAACGTTGCCACGTACCCGCGCACCAACCCGGCGAGGAATGACCACACGGCCCGCCATATCGATTTCATGACCGACGCGACGGCCGACGCCACGACACGCACGACCGCGAACGCCACTTTGAACGCGGTTACGTATGCCCGGACATAGGCGGACAGGGCGGCCCACACGACCCGCCATACGGCCATAACCGCCCGGCCGACGGCGGTTGCGGCCGTCTTGATTGCCCGCCATACGGCCAACACGATTTTGCGGAATGTTTCGGATTTCTTCCACAAAATGACAATGACGGCCACGACGGCAATAACGGCCACGATTACCAACGCAATAGGACCGAGGGCGGCCAACCATGCCGCCTCGGAGGCGGCCGCGGCCAGGGTCGTAACCGACGTGTAAACCGTCATGGCGATATTGAGCGCGATAATGGCGGCAGCTAGAACGGCCACGCCCCCGGCAATAACCGTGAACAGAGTCCCGTGTTTTTGTGCCCACGTCCCTACCTTTAGCAGAATGTCCGCGAGCTTACCGAGGGCGGGCAGGAGGGCGGTCCCGGCCGCCTCTTGCGTTTCGTCCAACGCCAATTGGAACCGCTTCATTTTGCCCGCGGCGGTTTCCCCCGCCGCTTTGGCCGCGCCCCCCGTTTTGGCTTTTAGTTCGTCCATCACCCGGCCCATATCGCCGGACGCTAGGGCAGCTTTGGACAACCCGGGGACCAATCGGCCTAGGGACGTCGTGGACCCGGCGAACCCTTTTGCCATGGCGTCGGATACCGATTTGAGGGGTTTCCCGGTGGCCGCGGATACGTCCATAGCAACGGCCAATGCCTTTTGGCTTTGCTCAACGTCCCCGGTAGCCCGGACCAACGTGGACAACGCGGGGCGCAATTCGTCGTCGGCAACCCCCGTTGCCATGGACATTTTCGAAATCCAATCCTCGGTTGCCGCGATTTGGGATTTCGACGCGCCCGCGTTTTTCTCCATGGATTTAGCTAGGGCGTCCTGTGACGCCGCGTCCTCGGCGGCAGCTTTGGCCGCGGATATGGCGGCCCCGCCGACGGCCACGAGGGCGCCCGCGGCCACTTTGGACGCCGTGGCTAGTCCCTTGGAAAACTTGCCCGTTTTGGCGGCCGTATCGTCCAACGCTTTAGCTTTAGACGTGTCCGCGATAACGCGCACAATCAAATCAGCGGTTGCGGCCATGTTTCTCCACTTCCCGTCTATGCGCGTCCAATATGTCGAGGGCGGTCACCAATACGTCGTCGGGTTCGTCCCACCAATCCCTAGGGGCGGTTTGGGTGGCGATAGCGATTTCGATTATTAGACGTACCCGTGATCCTCTTGGGTAGGGTCCACGGGTTCGTCTACCAATGCCTCGACGTCGAGGGTTTCGGTCTCCCATTTTTCGTACGTGAAATCGGGCGGAATGGCGCCGGTTCGCCGGGCGGCCGCCCATGAGAGGAACGTAAGCCACAAAAACGGGGCATCCTGAAAAGTCGGCCACTTGTGTTTCGCCCGGGTCCGGTCCCACAAAACCAAATCGGCGTTCGTGGTTTGAAATTCGACGCGTTCCTGGCCGTCCCGTTGGACGGCCACGCGTGGACTAGTCAACTTGATATCGCCCATTAGGCGCCCCTAACCGTGTGCAAAATCCGGTCTGCCTCGTCCTCGAAATACCCGAGAATGGTGGACTCTTGCCGGGCGAGGGGGTCCGTCAGGAACGGTTGAGCCTTTTGCCCATAGCGGGCATATCCCCAATGTGTCCGCGCGGCGTACGGCAGGGCGGACATAACCGCGGCCGTGTTGTTGTCCACGTCCGGCGTAATGGAGGCAGCTAGGGCGCCCGTCAACCGCGGCGCCTCGGCCCGGCCGGAATTGGCAACGAGGTTCGCGGCCCGTTCCCCCGCCTTTTCCATATCCCCGAAATCGTCGGCCGCGTTGTGGAGTGTGCGCGCTAGTTCCTGCCCGCCCTCAACCGTGATTCCGTCGGTCACGCGACCGCCTCGGATTCGTCCATGCCCACGGGGGCCGCGGCGTCGTACGCGTATACCGGGGCGCCCACAATGGAAAACTCAAAATCGGAGGTCATGGTTTCGCCCATCGTGTCCCCGCCGAAATCGAGGGGGTCGATAACGAGGGTTCCGGTGGCTTGGGTGACGCCGGTTAGCGGGGCGATTACTTCCGTGTTGGGGGTGTAGCTAAATGACTGTTCGGTCCCGGGCGCCGATTGGGACAGGGCAAAAAACCCGGTCGCCAACGCGACGTCGGTATCGATATTCCCGGACAGGGAATACGTGTACGTCGTCGCCCCCGGCTTTACCGTGCCACAAAGCTTTGTCGTGGAATCGCCCTGATCCTTGGACGCCGCGATTGTGGCGTTGTTGATAAGGCATGACACGTCGATTTCGGACCCCGTGGCGCCAATCGTCAATTCGCCGGGTCCTAGCTTGCGTGTTCCGTCGTCGGCCATATTCGTTTTCCTCTCACGGGGTTACCCGCGGGATTACGCGGATACGTAACGCGGGCATGGCGGATTGGTTGAATGTCAATTGCACGGGGTCGGCAACGCCGACGTCGGCCACGTCCCAAAGGGCGGCCGCGATTTTGTCGAGTAGTGAATCCCCTTCGGTAACCGTGTCCGGTTCGTATCCCTTGGGCAGAATCACCAACACGTCATATTCGGGCGCCCCGACCATTCCGAGGCGCCCCCGGTGGAAGTCTTTCAACGCCCACCGGGGGAACGCGTCGAACGCCACGGGGTTGTCAGGGGCCGACGGGTGAGCCGTAACGCCCTCCACACGGGCCAGGGCGGCCACGAGGACGGCCCGGGCCGTCGGCGTGGGGGTGAACCCCGCCGCGCCCGTCGTCGGCCCGCTAACGCCCGTTTTGAGGCTCACCCGAGGACCGCCCTTACGAACGCCCGTTCGTGTTCGTCTATCAATTGGTCGGCAGCTATCCGGGTCGGCCCGTATTCGGCAGAGTCCACGCCGACCATTCCCAACGGGAGGTTTTTGCCCGCAACTTCCCGTTGCACACGCCGGTAAAAAGCCTGTTCAAGTGAACCGTTGACGGCCCCGGTTTCGGGGTCGCGCCCGACGTCGGTATTGCAACGGGCGGTTTGATCCGTGGCCGCGGTCGTCATAAAACGCTGCAAATCGGCGTCGGGCAGGGACGTCGCCGGAACCCGGATAAACGTACGTACGGCGTCGATTTCCGGGTAACCCGGGGGCATCCCCGTTATCGGCCACGTCCCTGCCTCGGTCATTACGGCACGACCGCCGGGAGGGTCAACGGCGTAAACGCCGTCGGCGCCACGTTGACGAACGCGCAGAACCCGGCATAACCAACGAGCTGCCCCAACACGTCGGGTTCGCCGACCTGCATAAGGCCGTCAATGTCCTCGTAAAATTCCGCGTACGCCGACGGGCCGACAATCATTGTCCCGGCCGCGAAATGCGCGTCCACGACCAACGACATTCCCAACGGGTTCCCGCCCGTGCCTGTCACGGACAGGGAGGGGAACGCCGGGACGCCGTTCGCGTTCGCCATTCCGCCCAATGCCGCCCACACGTCGGGGGCTACCCAAAGCGTGTCAGGCATAGCGGTTGACGCCTCGACGGCCGCCGCGGCAGCTTCATACAGGGCCGCGGTCACGCCGGGGCCGTCGGCCGTGGCGATGGCAATAGGCGGGTTGGTGACCGACGTAACGAACGCGTCGGAGGCGTAATCGCACGTCACGAGGGCATATTGCCCGGCGAAATCGTCAAAAACGATATTGAGGATTCCGGGGTTAGTCCACTTGATATCCTGCCGCGAGATATTCAGGTGACCCGCGAATGTCTTAGCGGTTACCGGAATCTTCCCAATCGTCAGAACCTGACTAGCGGTCAAGTCCTTTTCAACCGCCTGCGGCCCGACGGCGACGTGTTGGGTAATCGTCGGGCGGTCGAATGCCCCCGCGGGCAGGGGACGACGCGAACACGAATTGACGAACGGGCGGCCCGCCGCGAGCAAATCGATTACCGGACCGAGGACGGGCCGGGGAATGATGCCCGGGTTATCGGTCGTCTTTTGGTGCGCGGTCGCGCGGTCGAGGCGTTCGGCCGCGGCGGGGTCCTTGTGCATCCAAGCTCGGTTGAGCATGACGGCGTAATCGCCGGGGCCGTTGAATTCCCGGGCAATGTCGTACTCGGGTTCGGCGGGGGGCCGGGGCGAGGCGGTCGGCCGGGCGCCGGGCGTCGTGGCCCGTAACGCGGTCACGCGGTCGGCCGTCTTTTCGATACCCGAATAGTGTTCGATTGCCGCGGTCAATTCGTCCATGCGGCCGCGGTCCCTATCGACACGCTTTTGTTCGTCGTCGGTTACGTCGCGGTTTTCCTCGGCCGCGCGGTTGACCAATTCGTCAATTCCGACGCGGATTTCATCGAATTGTTCGTTGAGTCTGTCGAGGTATGCGCCCATTGTTGGCCGCCTCCCAATAATCGGAATCCGGCCGGGTGGCGTCTACGCGGTCAGGCCCGGGTGGCGGGTTGTTTCGCCCGGGTGGCGGGTCCTATGCCGGGACGGGTGGCGGCTCACACTTAGGGGGACGATACGCCCGCCCTACCCGGAAAAGTCAACCCCGAACAACAACAGGACAACGCCCGCGAGGATCAACAATGCCAGGACAAAAACGGGGTTACTCCACGGGATCATTTGCAAACCTCGCATTCGGGAAAAGGTGAGGACTCAACATGGGGCCGGTTTGGCGTAACGTCGTTTCACATTCCGTTTTGCCGTCGTCCGATACCGTCCCCGCCTCGTGGGGGTCGGGGAACATATCGCAATTACACGTGGGCATGACCGAATCCGGCCGCGCGTAGGGCGTCCAATCGTGGCGTCCGCGGGTCCTCGGTCACGGTCACATGTTCGCGGGCCACGAGGACCCCCGCCCGTTCGTATTGCGGGGACGCCGTGGCAGCTACGTGGGACAACCCGCACGCCTCCCGGAACACGACCAACCGGCCGTCCCGTGTTTGTCGGCGGGAACGGTAGACCCGCGCCGACACGCTCCACCGGGTCAGCTCGCCGGACCTAGCTGCCTCGGCGTCCGGGTGATCCCGGTTGATTCGGAACGACGTATATAGCCCGTCGTCCCGTTCGACCATGGCGACACAACGCCCTAGGTATCGGTCCCCGTCGTCGCCCTCGTGACCCAACATGAGATTGACCCAACGGCCGCCCTTTTGGACGTCGCGTTGGAATGCATGCGGCAGGAACGACTCAACGTAGAACGTCGTTCCGCCGTCGTCGGTTACGTCGGATTCGACGTCGTACGGCACGGCCAGACCGTGAACGGTCCACCCGTCCCCGGTTGGTTCCATTTCGGGCGCGGCCCGGGTGATTACCAACGGGCCGTCGGTCACAACGGTTGGCATAGCTGCCCCCTAATCGGCGGTTACTGACGCGGGCGTGATTTCGGGGACCCCCGGGGCCGTCGTTGAGTCCTCGGGCGGCAGGGGGTCCGGGGGCGGGTCCTCGGGGGGTTCCTCGGGCGGCAGGGGCGGGCGGCCGAGAACGGACCGCGCCTCGTCCTTTGTCAGAATCCCTTCCCGGACGTACGCGGTGAGCGTGTTCGCGGTCGTCGTCGCGTCGGCCCGTTGCCGCGAGGACCAATCAAACCGAATCGACGTGCCGACGGGGGTTAGGTATTTGGTGAACGCGGCAGCTACCGGCGCCGAATACCTATCCACGCCGTCCCGGACATAATCGATATCCGCTGTTTCTACGTTTTGGTATGTCATGGTCGGCCCGGGCAGGCTTAGTTTCCACGCCGGAATGCCTAGCATCATGCCCACCATTTCGGCCGACCAACGCCGCGTTTCCACCAATTGAGCTTTATCGGCGGTCGAAACAACGGGCGTCAACGTGTACCCGGTGGGCATGACGACGGGTTCGCGGGTATTGGTCATTTCCCGCCATGAATCCTTTAGGTCTTTAGCTTGGTCCGGCGTCAGCACGTTCGGGGATTGGAGGACGGCCGGGGGCAGGGTCCCGCCCGCGAAATACTGCCCGGCGTAGTTTTCCGCCTCTAACGCCCCGCCCAACCATTCGGCATATTGCTCCAACACGCCGCGGCCGAGAATGAAGCCGGACCGATTACCGAACGGGATATGTAGCATCGCGTCCCGGGTGATTTCCTCGCCCCCGACGACCCATGACCAATTGCCGTTGTCGGGGTCCTCTAGTACCCAAACCTCGTCCGCCCGTAACGGCACCAACCAACCGGGGCGCCGGGTCCGGTAATCCATATCGCCATAAAGGGCGAAATGGTTACCGTAAAGGATTCCGTCCTCGATAACGCCCCATTTGTATCCCCACGGCGTCCCGTCCGGGTAGGGGTCGGTCAGGACGGCCGGTTGGTCCGGCAACGGCACTTCCACGCCCAACGCCGGGTCCCAACGTTCGGCCAACCAACGGGTCGTTGCCACGGCCGACGCCAATAGGGCTACGCCCCGCCCGAATGGCGGGTAACCCATGGCGGTCCATTCGGTTGCAGGGGTCGGCGTCGGCGGCAGGGCGTCGCCGGTAAGCCACGCCCACGGGTTCGGCGGCAGTAACCCCGAATACCCGACGCCCCCGCCCGAATAGCGGGCGAGGCGGGAATAGCGTTGGCGCCGGGCGATATCGGCCCGCATGTTCGAAATCGTCGGCATAGCTGCCCCCTAGTAAACGAAAAATGGAACGTTGACGCCGGGCCGGGACGCGACCATAACCGCCCACGCGGCCGCCCGAACGAGGTCCCCGCGGACGCCTCGGTTGGTAATCACCAACCCGCCGTCCCGGGCGGTCACCCGACACGCCGTCATTTGCCCCGATAGGGTCCGGTCCCCGCCGTGCACGAGGGCGCCCGAATTGACCATGGACCGGACCATGGGCAACCCGACCCGGGTATGCCCGTTCCCGGCGCCGACGGCAGGGAATCCCAACGCCTCGGATACGGCGGCCGGGTTCAACGACGCCCCGACAATCAATTGGGACCCGGCCCGGGATTCGTCGGCGGTCAGCTCCATATCCGCCCACGCGATAGCGTCCCCGCGGTCGTGGAATGTCTCGCCCCAAATGAGGACCCGGGAACCCGGCAGGGACGCGGCACAAACCGCGGCGGCCCCTAGTCCGTACCAATCTTCGACCGCCACGACGACGGGGCCAGGGGGCGCCGTGGCAGACAAATCCGCGCACCCTGCCCATACGTCGGCGGCCAAGAGTGGTTCGTCCCTGCCGGTTCCCGCGAGGCGTTGACGGGGCCACGTGTTCAACACTTGGGACCTAAATGACCGTTCGGGGTCGTCGTCGCGGTCGTCGGGGTCCGACACGCCCGCCTGACAACGCCGTAACCGTGCCTCCAACAATCGCGCCCGGCCGTCCGACCAATGGGGGGACGCTTGCCGCCACGCGTCCCTGTCCTCAATATCGGTCCCGGCCGGGGCCGACCATTCGACCAATAACGTGTCCTGCGGGTTGTCCCACGTGTCGAGGGCGGCAGCTCGGCGCCCCAACATGAGTGACGTGGCCCGGGCGTGTGCCGTGGACAAGAGCACCAATTGGGGCGAATGGCGTTCCATCATGGTCGGTTCCAACCCGTCGTCCACCAACCGCGCCGACATTCCCCACGCCTCGTCCGCCAACGCCATGGACGCCGGATATCCGTAAACGGACCCGTGCCCGCGGACAATCCAACGGGATTCGTCGTCAAGGCGGATTTCCTCTTGCCCGTTGGTTTCCCGGGTATAGAACCCGCGTTGCCGCGCCCATATCCGGCCCGGCCGGTGAACCTCACGGCACACGTTCAAATCCTTGCCCGTGTGGAGGACCAATTGCGCCTCGCCGAACAGGTCGGCGTGCGCGACCCGCCACAACGCCAGGGCGCGCACCAACACGGATTTGCCGACCTGTCGGGCCGTGGACAGAACCACCGTCGTCCACACCAACCGGCCCGCGGCGTCATGCTCCAACGCCCGATAGAGGACCAACCGTTGCCACCAACGCAAGTCAATCCCGGCGTTGTCGGCAATCCACCCGGCCGCCTCGGGGCCGTAGCTGCCGACCGCCTCAGGATGCGGGCGCGACATAAGCCGCGGCCATTGGGCGGAATCCGGGATATCGGTCGCTAATTCGATAACCCATGGGGCGCGACGCCACAACGCCGCGCTAGGTCGCGGCGTCGTGACGCCCTGATCGGGCAATATGCCGTTATCCGAATCCGTGGGGGATTGCGGATATATGCCCGTCAATTCCGGGATATTGCCGGGAATGGAATGCAATTCGGGCGGTAATCCGGGGAATGCGTGTTTATCGGGGCGTTTATCGGCGGGTTTATCGGCGGCGTGTGAAGTCGGCCACACTCCTGGGGAGGGAACGAGAGGGGGCGAGTGTCCTGGCCTCGTGGCGCGCTCCCCAGAAAAGTCGATATCGTTTATCGACTTTGAATTCGAATTCAATTCCGAATTTGGCGGGAATTCCAAGGCCGGCGATTGGTTATCGATATCATTATCGATATGATCCCTAATCGCTTTGATCCCGGCCCGCTTTATAGCGGCCCCTAATTCCCTGCCCGCTTTTCGATTACATGATCGATGGGCCGGACGTAATCGGCTATCGGTTCCGCCTAATGCTACCGGGATATCGATATGGTCGAGGTCCCACATATCCCACGGCATTACCATTTGCGAACAACGAGGGCAGGGCATTGGCAATTGTGTTCGCCAATATTCCCGTTCCTTTTTCCATGCACTTGCCGAGCCGTGTAATCGACGTCCCGAATGTGACGGGCGGATTGGTTCGGCGTTTGCCATATCGGCCCATCGTTCGCCCTCCCTGCCACCGTGTCAATGCCCTCGTCGTCGGCAGCTTGCGCGCGTGTCCTGCAACGGAATCACCTACGTCCGGTAGGGGTTCTGTTGAAAATAGGTTGATACTCCCTTTGTGGGGGACAGTAGGTGTCCACTCGGAATGGACGCCCAACGTCCCCCTCGGGGGTTCGGGGGGTGCCGTGAGATGCCCATACATATATGGATATCCACACTCTATCCACGCCTAATCCACCGGGTTATCAACAGGTTATCAACAGGACAACCCTAGACAGATTGCCCGCGTGTCTGCCACGAGAACGGCCACCCGGTAAGGCTCAACCGATACGCCCTATTCCAATGGGGGCGTTGTTGTTTCCTGGCCGCCACGTCGATATACCCGGCGTCCCGTAATTCCCGTATGGCCCGGGTGATTGTGCGTTTAGCTGCCGGTGGGATTTCGTCGTCGTCGTCGGTCACGCCATATCCGAGGACGGGCGTTAGTGCCTTCCAACCGCCGAAATACATTCCCTCGTCATTGGCCCCCGGTTGGGAATCCTCGTCCAATACGACGGCGGCCATTCGCATTAGAACCCGGAACGCCGAACCCGAGATATCGGGGCAACCGTGGGCGGCATATTGGGTGACGTACAAACTACCCATGGAAATCACCCGTCGGTCGGGTCGTCCACGTGTTCGTAAAGCGTGTATCGCTCCACTAATAGCGCGTCGATCAGCTCGCATTTGGGACAGAGGGCGGGGGCTATGTCGGGCCGCGGCAGCTTGCGGCCGCATTTGGCACACGTCGTTGTTATATCTCGGTCGGCCATATCAAACCGCCTACGTCATAGGGGATTCGGGTCGCGTGTGGCCCCGCTATCCGGTGGAATTCCATGCGCCCCCGTTGAGGTTTTGAGGCGATTAGCGCAATCGCCCCGGCGTCCACGGCCACGGCCGCTAGTTCCATGCGTTCGGCGGTCGTCGTGCGGTCCGTGATTTTGCAGCTAATCAAGAGCGGCAGGGAGTCGCCCCGTAATGCCACGACGTCGGCCACGCCGAACGAACCGGCCGACCGAATCACGAGGTATCCGAGGGCGCGTAACCGTTCGCACACGGCCCGTTCGTGGCGGTCCCCGGCAGCTCTTGGGGCTTTGCCGCCTGTCACGTGAACGGCGGGCCGTCGTCGGCGGGCGGGTCGGCGGGCGGGTCGGCGGGGGCCGTCTGGCGTCCCACGGGTTCGTCCTGGCCGTTGTCGGCGGCCCCTACCTTTTCGGCGGTTAGTCCGGTTCCCTTCAACGCGGCCCGCGCCTCGGAACGGGACGCAAACTTGCGGGCGTCGTCCCAATTGACGGTAAAGGACACGAAATTGGGCGTAATCCGCCGCACGTACACGTGTCCTAGCTTTTCGTCGTCGTGCCAAATCACCCAAGCCATTAGTCAATCCTTCCATTAGCGGGAGGCGGCATTGGGATAAGCAATCCCGCCGAAACGAACCAACGTTGACGCCCGTTGATTATGCGGGGCGTCCCTATTCGGCGGCCGTCGGCCGCATATATCCACCCGTGGACCCGGTACACGGGCAGGGCGCCGGTTACGTGGACGACCCGGGCGCGGGGGTTGTCCTCGGGGGTCAGGGTCAAATCGTTTCCATGGTCGGCGCGGTTCCTGACCTCCCAATCCGGGGGAATGTCGGGGGCCGTGCGGAACGTGTTCACGCCCATGGGCCAGACCAACCCGAGGACCAACGACGCCGCGCATTCGGCGCCCGCGGCGTCCATATCCCTTAGTAGGCGGGTCCGGTTGCCGACGGTTGCGGCGGCCCCGCTAGGGGCGTTCCGGTTAGCTCGCGCGGTTTCGTTCCATAGGCGGCCGATTAGGCGGCACACGGCGGTTTGACTATCCGTGAGGCGTACGTCGGTCACGGTTCCTCCCCGAATATGGGGACGTCGTACGACCCGTCCGGGCCGGGGTTGTCTCTTGTGGCGTGCGTGGGCGGTTTGCCGTCCTCTAGGCGTCGGCAACGGGCACAACGCCCCGGGGGCGGGTCGGCGCCCTCTAACGGCTTATGGCATCGGTAACAACGGGCGGGGGCGTCCGCGAACGCCCAACCGCGGGCGGCCGCGGTCCGGGACCGTTCGGCATGGGGCGTGTCGGCAATGTGGCCCATATCGGTCCGGCAGCTACGGCCGGGAGGGACGCCGCACCTATGGCATGGGTACGAATTGACGACCAATTGCCATTCGAGGCGGTTACGGCGTCGGCGGGCGCGTTCGGTCGGGGTCATAAGTAACCCCCGTTGACGGCCGCTGTTTCGACGTGGCGGCCCCGGTATTTTCCCGCGTCGTCGTCGTCCAACCGCGCGCAATAGGCGGCCACGACGGCCGCGAATGTTTCGGGGGCGTGCATTTCGATTTGGGCCGCGGATAGTTCCGGGTCCCATTCCATCGATTGCCAATCGGTCGTCGTCCAATGCCGGGCGGCCGGTTCGTGAATCATGGCCCCTCGCCCTCGGGTTCCTGCCCGGCGTGAATGGTGAACCCGCCGTGTCCGTCGGCAATTGCGAGCAACGTCCCGTCCCTAAGCTTGCCTAGGGCGCCGTAGAGGCGTAGCGCGTCCATGCGTTCTAGGTCGTTCGTGGACGCGACCGGATAACCGAGGACGGCCGAGAACAACGCGAGGCGGGTCGGGCGGTCGTTCGTGTCGTAACCCAAATCGCCGTAGGCGGCCATGATGCGCCGGACGTTTTCACTGTCCACCGGGCGTTCGGTCGGGGCGGCCGCCTCGGGGGCCGTAGGGGGCGATTCGACGGCCGGGGGAGGTTCCGCCGCGTCGTCCCCCCACGGCACGTCCACGGGGCCGTTAGAGGGCGTCTTTAGGGTTTGGGTTCCGAAATCCTCGGGTTGGGGGACCGTTCCCGCGGCCGGGTATTCGGGGTCAATCGGCCGTCGGGCGCCCTTCCATTGGAGCTGTCTGGCAGGGGTCGGCGCCGGTTCGTCGGGTAGCCCGGTGGACGTCGCCAATTCGTCCCAATCGACGGCCACGGCGTCCGACGTGTCGGGGACGTGGCCTAACCCTTTTACGACGTCGGGGAAAACCATGCGGCACGCGTCGGTGGACGCGCGGGCAACCAACAACGCCCGCGGATACGCCCGCCACGCGCCCCGTCCTGCCAACCCGGCCGCGCGGGCCATTTCGATAGTCCACGTCACCCGGACCCCCTCGGATTCGGGGCGCCCGGCGCGGACAGCTAGAACCGTGCAACTAGTCCCGGTTGCCTCAACGATTCGTAACGTGTGGCCGTCCCTTAGCACCAACGCCCGCAACAATTCCGCGGACGGGAACGGGCGGCCGTCAACAACATGGATTCCGGCAAGGGATTGCATGGGGCCAACCCCGATTTCGTCGCCGTACATGATGCACGCGGCAACCATGGCGGGCCGTCCGCGCATGGCCGCGGGGACAAATTCGGTATCCGCTATCCGGTCGGCAAATTCGGCGGCCGGTTGGGCGGTTCGTATCCACCGGGCCACGTTGGGCGCGTCGTATCGGTCAACGGTCACGATTCCCCCACGTTGAAATCCTCGGAACGCAACCCGAACGGGTCGTTGGGATGCGTCGCCACGAAACAATCACAACGCCACGCCGGGCAGGCACGTTGCCCGCGTGGCGCGTAATCGCATTGGAAACCGGCGGGGATAGGGGCGTCGGGGTCACGGCCACTCACGCCGGTTCCCCCGTCCGGCCGTATGTCTCGCGCATGGTTTCCACGAGGCGTTCGGGCGTCGAATCGGTCCGGTGGGCGGCGTCAATCACGAGGCACACCAACAGGGTTGCCATGCCGCGGGATACCCGGTGAGTCCCGTAGTTGTCGGCCACGGTTTCGGCGTAGATGGGTTCCCCGGCGAGGGCGGCCCGTAGATAGTCACACGCGATATCCACGAGAACGGCGGGCGAGTCTTTAGTGGTCACTATTCCCCCTCGTCTAACCAATGGATCAACTCGGACGCGTCGGGGACGACGCGCAGATTCCCGTCGAATCCCGGCAACCGAGGCGGGTCGATTTGGCGGATAATCTCGGCCGGTTCGTCAATGTCCCGGATATCGAACGTCAGGACTACGGCGATTTTCACGGTTCCTCCCCGGGGACGATATGGGTAACGGTTGCGAGGGGTTCGGGGTCCGGCAGGGGTTCCCCTATCCGGTCGTACCCGAATTTGGTTCCGTGGAATCGATACAGGGGAATGGCCGAAACGAACGTGGCCCACACGTCGGGGCCGGTATCGACGGGGATTAGCTCGAACGCGTTTTCGGTAATGTGGACGACGCCGGTTGCGTCAATGCGGGGCATCTTCCGATCCTCCCCGTTCCATACGAGATATTCGGCGTTCCGGTAGGCGGCCAATTGCAACGCCACTTCCGGGTAAACGCCTTTTCCCGTTTTGTAATCCAAAAGCCAACGCCGACCATCGGCCAAATCCGCGATTAGGTCGAATTGCCCGGCGTATCGGTGGCCCGTGTGGAACACGATGCATTCGCGGGCGAGGACATTGGCGCGCCACGTGTCGAGGAACTTGGGGACCAATGCCGCCTGTTCGTAAATCTCGGGGGCCACGTCTACGGGTTGCCCGTCCACGAGGGCGTCCGCCGCGGCGTGAATGGCGCGCCCTCGGTCGGCAGCTTTGTCCCGGGATTCGTCGGACGCGTTCGCGGCCGTCTTTACCCATGCCTCGTGACCGAGGGCGTCGTATAGCTCCATATGGGCGGCCGCCCATTCGGCAGCTTCACGGGCCGACCATTTGAGCAACCCGCCCGACGGGGCCGAATTTTTGATAATGGTCGTCACGCCGGGGCATCGTCGGCCGTCGAGGGCGTACACGTGCCCGCCGTTGCCGAACGGGCGTTGGACGATTCGGGATTTGGGCGCGGTCACTATTTCTCCCAACGGTTAGCGGGTTCGTGGGCCGGGTAATCGTGGGCAACGTTGAATGCCGCCACAATCAACCGGACGTGTTCGGCCGTGAAAAAGAGGCGGCCGCGTTGGCCGCGGACGTGGGGCCATAGCCCGGCGTTGACACGTCGCCGCACGGTTCGGTCGGACGTTCCGAGCAACCCCGCCAATTCGTCCACGTCGTAAAGGGGTTCTTGCCGTATCTCGCCCGCCGCGGTCACGATGGGTTCGCGGGTCGGCATAGGCCGTGGCTTACGCCGGGCAGCTTGGGACGTCTAGGGGGGTTGGGCGTGTCGCGCGGAACCCGCGGGCAATCTGTCCAACCGTGTCTAGGTATGTCTACCCGCGTCGGCCCGCGTCGTTTCCCGCCTCTAGTGGGCAACACGCCGCGAACGTGTCCACTTGTGTCCTGTCCTGTCACTAGACACGCGAGAGGCAACGCGCCGGACCTAGACACGGCCGCGCCCATTCGCGTTAGTCTCGCCGCGAGGCGTCGCCCCCCCTAGTCACGACGCCCACTAACAGAAGGGTCGAACCTATGGCACGACGTCACTTGCGCCGGGTCCCGGACAGCACAACCGAACCGATCCCGGTTGACACGTTCGCGGCCCGCCTGTCTGACCGCCTGTTGCATTGCCGCGAGCTAGGCCACACGTGGCGGCCCCTCGTGGCGACGTGGGAACCCGAGTCACGCACGTTCCACCGGACGTTGCATTGCCCTAGCTGCCGGACGGAACGGCGGCAAGTGTTGTCGGCGCATGGCGCGGTCGTGTCTAACGGGTACGTCTATCCAACGGGCTACCTAGCAACGCACGTCGAGGGCGTCGGCCGTGGCGGGCGCGACGTGTTCCGCCTAGAGGCGGTCATTAGGTCCATGGGTGAGGCGGACGTCCGCGCGATTCGAAAGGCAATCTAGACGTGGCGACAGAACTAGTTATCAAGAGTTGGTGTGACGTGTGTTTGGCGTCGGACACCAACACGCCGGGCGAGACAATCACTGTCAACGTGTCCGGCGTCCCGGCATTCGACGTGGAGCTATGCCCCGAACACGGGGCCGCGTTGTCGGCGGCCGTGGCCGCGTTGGCCCCGTTGGGCCGCGGGGTCGGCAAGGGCGTTCCCAAGGTGCCGACGTCGGCGGGCAAGGCAAGGCAACCGGCGCAACCGGCGCAACCGGAACCGGCGCGACGACAACGGGCCGACGAAATGCGGGTCAACGCCCCATGCCCCGAATGCGGACACGTCACGCCGACGTTGGCGGCCATGCGCGGGCACCTATACGAGAAACACGGGAAGTCTTTGGCCGACGTCGGGTTGGCCCCGGCGAAAAAGACGTGTCCCGAATGCGGGTCGAAATTTTCGAACGGCCAGGGACTAGCGGCTCACGTTCGAATCGCTCACCCGGCCGCCTACGCGCGGCAAAAACGTTCGGCGTAGGCGGTCGATACGCGACGCCGACAACGGCGGGGCCGTGGCAGCTTGCGCCCGGGCGTGACGCGCGAGGCGGTCCGGGTCGATTCCTGCCCGCGTTGGGGGGGTTGCGGATAGCCTGCCGTCGGCGCCGTCGTTGTCACTCACGGGGGAATCGTGGGCAACGGGCCGCGCGGGTTCTAGGGGGGTTCGGCGCGTTCGGGGGAACACGCCGGAGGATTGTCTAAGCGTGTCCCGGGTTGTCCACCAAAAACGGCCCCCTGCCCTAGTGGGCGGGGGGCCGTTCTGGCGCGCGTGCGTGACTACGCGGGGCCGTCGGCCCAACGAATCGTCACGCGTTCCGGTTCGAACGGCAAACCGACGCCACGACGGGACGCGCGGGCCAGGACAGGGACCCCTAGGACGGCAATAACGGCCCGTTGGCGGTCGAACGGCAGGGCGTCGAACCTCGCCCCCACGACGTCCGCGGGAACGCCCGTAAGCCCCTCTAGGACCCGCATGGGCAACCGTCCGGCGTCGTCCTCGGCGGCCGCCTCGGCGTCTAGCTCCAACACGCGGGCGTCAATGGCGGCCAGGGCGGCCGCTTTGTCGGCCGGGGCCAACATGACGTCGGTAACCGTGGCGCGCCGGTTATCGGTCAGGGCGAGGCGTTCGGCCGCGCGGGCGTTCGCGCGTTCGGCGTCAACCGGCGCCACGAACACGCCCGCCGCGTCTACGGCCGCGAGGCGTTCCACGACCAACGCCCTCACGGTTTCGTCAACCCGGGCCGTGGGAGCTTGCGTGTGCTGCCCCTCGCGGCAGATATACGCCGGGCCGGATTTGAGGCGGGTCGCGCGGCCGTACATGGGGCCGCCACAAATCGCACAACGCAACAACCCGGACAGGGCGTGTTTGCGAATGCCCTTGAACCCGGACACGACCCGCGAGGGGTCCCCGAGGAACCTCACCAACGATTCATGCGTGTCGGCGTCAAACACGGCGGGCCACGTGGCCGCGGTCGTGTGGCATTCGGCCGAACAATTCCCGGCGTCGCCGTGGCCCGTGTGGTGAACCCGGACCCCCGCAAGGTGCGGCCCGCGCAAGAGCTTGCCGAGATTCGGGGACCGCCATGCCTTACCCGTGGGGGTCGTAATCCCGGCCGCGTTCCAACGCTTACACACGGCGTTGAGCGATTCGCCGGACAGGACCCGGGCGGCCGCGTCGGTCAGGTAATCCGCCTCGGGGGCGTATCCCTTGCCCTCGGCCGTGGCGCAAAATTCGGCGGTCAGGGTGTGCGTCATATCGGCGTCGTAACCGAACCGACGACGGCCCCCGTGGAACCCGCCCGCGTCGGCCAACCGCCTGTGATGGTCAGTCATTCGTTTACTCTTTTGGTCGGATTCCTCGGCCGCTACGGCCCATAAAATGCGGACGGCCAACGCGGATTCAACCGGCCCGGCCGACGTCGTGTGAAGTTCTGCCCGGCCCCGACGGCAGGCAGATAACAACGCCTCCCCTTGTTCGGGTTGCCGGGTGAGGCGGTCGGGATAGCGGCCGACGACGGCCCGGAATTGCCCGGCCCGGGCGTCGGTTAGCAAATCCTCCCAACCCTCGCGGAACACGTCGGGATTCCACGCGGACATATTGTCGTCGTACTCAACGACGGGGGCGCCGGGGAAGTGGCGCGCGGCGTATTCGCGGTTTTGGGCGTGTTGGTCGGCAATGTTGATTGTCGCGCCCTGGCCGTCCCCGGCCGCCCTTTTCGAACGGCGGGCGTAGCTGGCAACGGGCAACGTCCCGACCGCCTCGGCGGCCAGGGCGGGGCGGGTCGGGGTTGTCGTCGGCGCCCACACGCCGGATACGGCGGTCGTTGTCACGCGTGGCCCCCCGTCCGCGTCACCTTGCGAACCTTGACGCGGCCGCCATTGGCGTTGACCTCGGCCGCGTAGTCCACGGCGTCGGCCCGGTTGCGATAGGGGCGGGTAGTGAACGCCTCGCCGCGGGGGTCGGTCCCCGTAACGGCCCAACGCGGGCCGGGGCGGGGGCCGCCCGCCAGGGCCGTTGTCAGGGAGCGGGTTGCGCGGTCCGTCATGCCCGGCCCCCGTTCGGGAACACGTGGCCGCAGCGGCGGCAACGGTCATAGTTGGCCGACGCGTCGAACGCCCGGACTAGCGGGCCGCCACAGTCGCGGCAGACCTCGGGCGATTGGTGAGTGTTGCGGGTCATGCGTCCCCCTCGGGATCAGGTAGCCCCCGGTTGGGGCTACGCCCCAAGGGTAGCACGCTTACGGTTACATGGTGTCATCCACGGATTCTAAACGGGGGTGATCCCGGTCACACTGTCCCGCGTGGCGGGTAGTGACAGGACAGGACAGGACTACCCGCGGCACATGGACGACCCTAGACAACCCGCGCCACGTTCGGCCAGGGTGGCACACGTTCGGGGCGCCGGGGGGCGCCCGTTGGGAGGACGGGACCCGGTGGAGGGCGGGCCGTAATGGTCGGGGAAGGGTGGACGAATGCCAGAGGACGAACGCGCCCAAAACACGGCGCCCGACGGGGGCCGCCTCGTGACGTTGGCCGAGGCGGCCGACGCGTTGAGCGTGTCGGTTCGGACGGTTCGCCGGTTGATCCAATATGGCTACCTAGAGGGGTATCGGGTCGGCCCGCGAGCTATCCGGGTCCACGAGGACGACGTAACGGCCGTGTTGCGCCGTATGCCGGGCGGATACGGGGACTCAACCGACGGGAAGGGGTCAGGGTGACCGAGAACAGTGAAACGCCCCGGGACAGGCCACGGCGGGTCCTATGGGAGCTGTCCGCGGACGGCGTACGGCGCCGGTTTTGGGACGCCGAGACGAAACAATGGGGGCCGTGGGAACCCATGGACCCGCCCGAGGACGGGTGACCGAACCGGCGCCCCTATCCGGGCGGAATGACGCGGGCGTCAGGGTCCACGGTGAACGTCAC